GGTGTCGATGGTGCACTGATAGCTGGTGCTGTTTCGTTAGTAGAAGTTAGGGAATTCCCTAACACGTTAGATTGTGTGTCGTAATGTTGCATTGTCGTTCTCCTTGAACATTGTTGTAGTAGGTGCTGGGAGCCGGTAACGAAAGGCGTGTAAACGTGTTACACGAAGAGGATCTCCCGCCCGAACTCCCAGCTCACATAGTATCTCACAAGTAGCGAATAATGTCAAGTTATCACAAAACGTGTCGAGAAGTGTAATGTTCTGTTGTATTGTGTATTGTTCTTGTATTGTTCGTTTTTGAAATGGGGTAAGTTTTTGATTTACAAGTAATGTTCTATTGTTCGCTTTTTCAGGGATAGGGGGGCTAGGTTGGAGGGGACTCCTTGAAGGACAGGAAAACGAACAATGTAAACGGTCGTACGTTTTACAGAACCGCTCTATTTTTTAAAAAACGAACATTATATATATATATAGTATTTGATAAGATATGTAACTTCTCGATAGGCACGAATCGGCAACTCCTTGCTTGCGCTGTCATTAGATACCACAAAAACCAAATGTTCGCACATGCTCTAAAAAAAACGAACATTAGCCGAACATTACGAACATTACCTCGAAAAAAACGAACAATACAAAATCATTTCCGAACATTATGCTGAGGCTCGGCGCGACTCTTTTAACTGGCATCATAGGAAGTTAGGGAGTTCCCTAACTCTTAATCCCGGAGCAAACCACATCGTGCACACGTGGTAACACGTGAGGCTCGGCGCGACATCATTAACTGGCATCGCAGGGCGCAACGCGATGAGGCTCGGCGCGACACATATAACTGGTATCAAACGGCAGGCACAAAAAAACCCGCCGAAGCGGGTTGGGGTTAGGGTGTGGGCCAATCGTCTAGTTCTGGGCAGTATCGGTTAAAAGGTAGTCGCAATTGCCTCATCATGCCTTTGTCTCTGCCCCATGACCGAACGTCATCGATAGTGATAGTTCGTGTAAGACCTGTTATTGCGCGGGCAAACGGTAGGTCTTGAATCGCTAGTCGGTGTATTTGTGGTTTCAAGTAGGGTTGGTTTGTGCGGCTAGTCACACCAGATTCCAAGTAGGTGCAAGTGAATGTGTCGCGGATGACCACGGTTGCGCGCGTTTGTAGGTCGGACAATATTCTATGTGTCTTCATAACTCGTTACTCCAAAAAAGAATGCGCCCCGAAGGGCGCTGGTAGGTTAGATAGATCGGATGATCTGTTCGGCCAGTGCCTTGATCTCAGCCGGTCGGAAAGTAGCGTCACCCTCAAGATTCTCGCAGACCTTGATAATGTCCTGCGCGGCATCGCGGATGCGGACATCGGGAGCGCGGGGAGCCTTTTTCTCTTTCGGCTTATCCGCACTAACGCGTCTCCGGACGGCGTTTTTAATGTCCGTGATCTTAGATCCGATTTTCTTTTGAGTATCACTGCGAAATTTCCGATTGTCGTCGGCGATTGCAGACTTCGGGAGCGCTAACACTTTCTTCTCAGCCGCTGTGAAGGTGGATACTACTAATTCGCGTAATCCTTCCCATTCGTCCTCAGTAGCCAGTGAGTGTTTTTTCGTATGGGAAACGAAGTGAAACTCCGCATCGTCACCCCATTGTGCTACCGCTAGATCCGCTATTCTTGCCATAGCCTTAGTGGCTTTGTCGCTCGACTTTAACCCTTCAATAATCGCTTGGGTCATTTCAGTGTTTACAAACACTGGCTTAGTTTTTGAATTGTTCATGTCATATATCCTCATGTTATGTCGTAAATGGATGTCTACTGGTTTCCCCTGAAGACGTAGCCATTAAACCGTATCATGTGGTAACAAATCAAGGGATAACCTGACAAGTTAGGGAATTCCCTAACTAAACATGGCAAATCGTGATATCCGATGGGGTACTACCCCCCTATGACCCCGACGTCAGCAACGCGTAGCCATCAACGTATATATTACTAATTTCCACAAACTTAGAGTCCATTTTTGAGTTGGAGCTCCCCCACCCCCTCTATATAGGGAACACCCCCCGTCTCTTTTAAAATCGGCGTAGCAAAAATTTTTTGCGTAAAAATTTTGAGTTTGGTATAAATTGCCACCAACGGTTAACAAACCTGCGGAAACAGTATGTCTCTAGAGATCGAACCTGAAGTCGGTGTAGCGATTTCAGAGAAAGCTCCTAATCTTGACCTTCGGACTCGCGTAGAAGCCGCGAGTAACACCGCCGCTATGCTCTCTGAACACGGGCTAGAGGTGGAACCGACCGCAGAAGACAACGATATCGCCGCCAAATTGACCTTGGCCTACGCAGATGACCCCGACAAGACGTCTAAAAAGGTGAGCGCCAAGCGTGCATCGTCGTTACCCCCTGCCGCATTGATGGCAACACACGGAATATTGACCCAGTTCGGCCATTCAGTGGTTGAAAGTGCCACCCAAGTGCGTCATTTGGTGACCAATAAGCTAATTGAAGAGACTGAGAACCCTGACCCACGCGTCAGAATCCGTGCATTGGAGCTGTTGGGTAAGATTTCGGACGTAGGTCTGTTCACAGAGAAGGCTGAAGTCACCATAACCCACAAAACAACGGACGAATTGCGCGAGAGCCTGCGTGCAAAGCTAGAAAAAATCATAAAACCCGACGAAGAAGCCGAAGATGCGGTCATTATTGACGGCGATTCCATCGATGTGGACGAAGAATTGGGGTTAACGGATGACTGAACCAGCGTTGGACTTCTCAGACGAGGACATACAGACGCTATTAGACAATCTGGAGGCGTTTTCCGCCGACGAGATCGCTGAAATAGAGAAAATCACGGGTGAATTGTCCGCGAGGAAGGAGAATAAGGCCGCATACAACGATCTGATCGCGTTTTGCCAGCTTATGATGCCTGAGTTCATTGTAGGTAAGCATCACCGGATACTGGCAGACATGCTGATGGCGATCGAATCGGGCGATAAAGACCGTGTTTGCGTCAATATACCCCCTCGCCACGGCAAATCTCAGCTTGTTTCTATCTTCTACCCAGCGTGGTTTTTGGGTCGAAATCCCAATAAAAAGGTCATGATGGTGTCCCACACCACGGATCTGGCCGTGGATTTTGGCCGAAAAGTACGTAACCTAATTGCTACGGATCAGTATAAAAGTGTATTTCCTACCACGTCACTCGCACAGGATAGTAAGTCAGCAGGTAGATGGAACACGAACGTCGGCGGCGAATACTACGCGTGTGGTATTGGTAGTGCTCTTGCTGGTCGCGGTGCCGATTTACTTCTGGTCGATGACCCTCACTCTGAGCAAGACGTCATCAATGGCAACTTCGAGGTATTCGAGAAGGCATACGAGTGGTTTACCTTCGGTGCTAGAACCCGTTTGATGCCCGGCGGACGGGTAGCCATTATCCAGACACGCTGGCACATGGACGATCTGACAGGGCGTGTGACGAACGACATGTCTAAGAATGCGCGTGCTGACCAGTACGAGGTGGTGGAGTTCCCTGCGATCCTAGAGGTCCAGAACAAGAAGACGAAGAAGTACGTCGAGAAACCCCTGTGGCCTGAGTTCTTTGACCTTGAGGCGCTCCTGCGTACCAAGGCATCTATGCCGACGTTCCAGTGGAACGCGCAGTATCAGCAACAACCCACCGCAGAAGAGGCGTCAATCGTCAAACGTGAGTGGTGGAACATGTGGGAGCAGGACAATCCGCCCCCGTGTGAGTACATCATTATGTCGCTGGACGCGGCGGCGGAGACCCATAACCGTGCCGATTACACCGCACTGACGACGTGGGGGGTGTTCCTCAACGAGAACACTAACGCGTATAACGTCATCCTGCTCAATAGCATCAAGAAGCGGATGGAGTTTCCTGAGCTGAAGCAGATGGCGATGGAGGAGTATCAGGAGTGGGATCCCGATGCGTTCATTGTGGAGAAGAAGTCCGCAGGTACGGCGCTGTACCAAGAGATGCGACGGATGGGCCTGCCCGTGTCAGAATACACACCACACCGTGGCTCAGGTGATAAGATGGCACGGTTGAATTCTGTTGCAGATATTGTAGCGTCAGAATTGGTATGGGTGCCGCCGACACGGTGGGCCGAAGAGGTAATAGAAGAAATTGCTGGATTTCCGTTTATGAGCCATGATGACCTCGTGGACTCAACGGTGATGGCCCTGATGCGATTCAGGCAGGGAGGATTTATCCGCTTGCCCACAGACGAACCAGATGAACCACGGTACTTTAAACGTCGAAGTGGCGGGTATTATTAAGAGGCTAGGACATGGCTATAGAAAAAGGAATGTACTCCGCGCCAGAAGGCATGGATGAGATCGCTGAACAGGAAGGGTCTGAACTAGAAATTGAGATCATTGACCCTGAAGCGGTCATCCTCGACGACGGGTCGATGGAGATCACCTTGATCCCTGATGCGGGTATTGAGGATATGATGGCGTTTGACATCAACCTTGCCGAGGTACTGGACGAATCACATCTACAAGAGATATCAAGTGAGCTGACTGGCCTGATTGAGTCAGACATTGACGGTCGTAAAGAGTGGGCTGATACCTTTGTAAAGGGTCTGGATGTGCTGGGCTTTAAGTACGAAGAGCGTACTGACCCGTGGGAAGGCGCGTGTGGTGTCTATTCTACGATCTTGGCGGAAGCGGCTATCCGGTTCCAAGCCGAAACCATGTCAGAGACGTTTCCTGCCGCCGGTCCTGTAAAAGTTAAGATTCTGGGGGAAGAGTCTAAAGAGAAGGAAGAGGCCGCTCAACGCGTTAAAGCGGACATGAACTACGAGTTGACGGAGCGAATGGTCGAGTACAGACCTGAGCACGAGCGACTCTTATATAGCCTAGGACTCTCTGGTTCGGCGTTTAAGAAGGTTTACTACGACCC